TCCTCTCTAAAATTAATCTAAAATAGGAGATAACTATTATGTCAGACGACAGAAATCAGTCAGAAGAAGTAGTTGAATCTGTTGAAGAGGAGCAAGTTGATGCTCTCGTTGAAAATGAAATTTTAGACGAGGAATCACTTGAAGAGACTTATGGCAAAGGCAAGAAAAAAGTCAATGCTATGAAACACTCCGACTCTGAAGAAGAGCCAGTAGAGGAAGAAGAAGAAGACGAAGAGGAAGTCAAAGAAGACGCACCTCAAGTTGAGATTCCAAAAACTAAAGCTGGAGTTATTCAAGCAACAGTTGATATGCTTAAAAAGGCTAAATCAGAAGACGCAAAAAAACTTTACTCTAAGTTAGTTACTATCGATAGTGAGCCTGCAAATATTAAATCAGAAAAGGATGCAGAAAATGCTGTATCAGGCAAAATGCCAGAACCTAAAGCGAAAGCTGCGGTTGAGGCTATTGACTTTTCAGATGATATAGATGCAATCATTAAAGAAGAAGCTACTTTAAGCGAAGGATTCCGTGAAAAAGCATCTATTATATTCGAAGCAGTACTTACTAGTAAGTTAAGCGAAGAAGTTGATAGACTTGAAGCAGAATATGCGCAAAATTTAGAAGAAGAAATTTCAGAAGTTCATTCTTCACTTGTAGAAAAGGTAGATTCATATCTTAACTACGTAGTCGAAGGTTGGATGGAAGAGAACCAACTCCAAGTACAAGAAGGTCTTAGGACTGAAATTGCTGAAGAGTTTATGACTTCATTACAAGCGGTGTTTAAAGAACACTACATAGAAGTACCTGAAGGTAAAGTGGACTTAGTTGATGATTTATCAGAACAAGTTACTGAGCTAGAAGAGACTTTAAATAAAACCACAGATGATAATATTGAGTTACACGCTAAAGTTCAAGAATTTGAAAAACAAGCTGTAGTAAGAGAACAATCATCAGGGCTTGCAGAAACTGAAGCTGAAAAATTAGCATCATTAGTAGAAGATATCGATTTTGATAACAAAGAATCTTTCGAAATGAAAGTAAAAACTGTTAAAGAATCATACTTTAAAAATGAGTCTAGCGAATCAGTGGATGAAGTAGATAGCTTATTAGGAGAAGGAACTGTCGATTCAGACGTTTCTGACACTATGGCTAAATACACACAAGCTATAACAAACTTCAATAATTAAGGAAAAAAAAATGTTTAATGCAGACAAAAACTTAATGGAAAAATGGGGTGCTGTACTCGATCACGAATCAGTATCACCTATCCAGGATAACTACAAGAAAGCCGTAACAGCTAGATTGTTAGAAAACCAAGAAATTGCACTACAAGAAGAAAGAGTTCAAGCACAAGGAAATTATATTTCTGAAGCTGCAGCAGCCAATAACATTGGCGGCGGTAATATTGGTTCATTTGACCCAGTATTAATCTCTTTAGTCAGACGTGCAATGCCTAACCTTATTGCTTATGATATCGCTGGCGTTCAGCCAATGAGTGGTCCTACAGGACTTATCTTCGCAATGAAATCAAAATACTCAACTCAGGGCGGAACAGAGGCTTTATTTGATGAAGCTGATACTGACTTCTCAGGAACAGGTACACATCAAGCTGACCCAACAGGGTTAAGTGGTGTAACTGATGCTGATACTGATGGTACAATCGCTGACGAAGCTGACACTGTTTCAACATTCGGTTCTGGTTTATCCACAGCCGCTGCTGAAAGATTAGGAGTTGGCGAAACTGGTGATGGCGCTTTCGGAGAGATGGCGTTCTCAATCGAGAAATCAACAGTAACAGCTAAGTCAAGAGCTCTAAAAGCTGAGTACACAATGGAATTAGCACAAGACCTTAAAGCAGTTCATGGATTGGACGCTGAAGGCGAACTTGCTAATATCTTATCAGCTGAAATTTTAGCTGAAATCAACAGAGAAGTTGTTAGAACTATTCTAACTAAAGCAAAAATTGGTGCTTTACAAACTTCAACTGCTGTTTCAGGTATTTTTGATGTTAACACAGACTCAGACGGTAGATGGATGGTAGAAAGATTTAAAGGTCTTATCATGCAAATAGAGAGAGAATGTAACGTTATCGCTAAAGAAACAAGACGTGGAAAAGGTAATTTTGTTATCTGTTCTTCAGACGTTGCTTCAGCTTTAGCAGCTGCTGGAATGTTGGATTATACTCCAGCTTTATCAGCTAACTTAAACGTTGATGACACAGGTAATACTTTTGCTGGTGTTCTTAACGGAAGAGTTAAAGTTTACATAGACCCTTATGCTACTCAAGACTTTGTTTGTGTTGGTTATAGAGGAACAAACCCGTATGACGCTGGTATGTTCTACTGTCCTTACGTACCTTTAACTATGGTTAAAGCAGTGGGTGAGAACGACTTCCAACCAAGAATGGGATTCAAAACAAGATACGGTATGGTTGCAAATCCATTCGTAGCTGCTGATGGCGTCGGTACTAACCGTGCTAACCAGTACTTCAGAATCTTCAGAGTTGACGACATTATGGTGTAAACTGTAATTAGTTAAATCTAATTCGACTAAAGGGTTTCTTCGGAGACCCTTTTTTTATGTGTATATATAATAGGTACACTAAAGTACAGACACATACACACAGGAGAAAAATATGTCAAACGGAAAATCAGGCTTTGAAATAAGAGCCGACTTACTACACCAAGCTCAAGGTTTATTAGAGCAAAACATCCAGAGAAAAGTTGATGCAATTTATATGCACAATGATAATCATCCGGATGATAAGAAACCTTTACCATCTGCTTCAATTAGCGCAAGTGATGTGATAGCAATTGCTGGTGAATTAAACGAGTTTGTTAATAGTAAGTAATTATTTATTATAAATAGATATATGGCAACGTTAACTACAAATAAGAATTTTTTAAGTCCAGTAGGATTTCAATTTAAAATTTCCAGCAATCTTTATCCTAATTTAGAATATTTTGCTGTTGCAGCTACGTTGCCAGGTCTTAATATGACTAAAGCCGAACAAAGTTATCGTGGAGTAAATTTAGCATTTACTGGTGATAGAATTACATTTGATGATTTATCATTACGTATTAATATAACAGAAAACCTAGATAACTATATAGAGACTTTTGATTGGATGCATAAAATTGCTCAGCAAAAAGATGCAGAAGATTTAAAAGTCGATGCTACTCTTCTTATACTTACATCTCACAATAATGTAGTTAAAGAAGTTGAATTCAAAGGAGTGTTTCCAACAAGTATGGCACCTATAGAATTTAACGCACAAGCTGAAAGCGTTGAATTTGTTCAAATGGATGTTGGATTTGGTTACACTTATTTTGAATTTAAGTAAAAAAACCGTTTACAAATACACTAAAATATGGTATAATATATATTATGAATAATTTGCAACAAATCTTAGAAATGTGGAAAACTGACTCAATTATCGATGAAATGAATTTAGATGAGACGTCAAGAGATTCCGCTAAATTACATGGTAAATACCTAGAACTTCTTTCAATAAATCGTATGAAACTCAAGAAAGCTGAACTTGAATTTAAGGTTATACTTAAAGACAAGTGGATGCATTATAATGGCAAAATGAGTAAAGAACAGATAGATGAAAAAGGCTGGGACTATGACCCATTAAATGGACTCACTGTATTAAAAGGCGATATGGACTATTACTATAATGCTGACCCAGTGATACAAGAACATCAAGCAAAAATACAGTATCTTGAAGAAGTTTGTAGTACATTAAAAGAGATATTAGAAAACGTTAAATGGCGACACCAAAATATAAAGAACATGATTGAGTGGAGAAAATTTACTAGCGGAGTCTAATGGATACTGTCACTATTCAAAAGAAGAATGAAGTCTTCTTAAACATCCAATGCAACCCATCAATTGAGATGGAACTATCAGAACATTTCCAGTTTTTTGTTCCAGGTTATAAGTTTATGCCTGCATATAGAAATAGAATGTGGGATGGCAAAATAAGATTATTTGACTCTAGAAAGAAAACATTATACACAGGATTGCACAAATATTTGCGTGAGTTTTGTGACGTGAGGGATTATAACCTAGAAGTGATAGATTCGCCTACCTATGGTGCACTCGAGTCCGCCCTCAGCCCTGACATAAATGGACTATTATCACAAATGTCCCTTTCTGTGAATGGTGGGGATATAACACCTAGACAATATCAGTTGGAGGGACTCTCGCACACGCTTTCTCAGGAAAAATCCTTATTACTATCACCTACTGCTTCTGGGAAGAGTTTAATCATATATTTAGCTATAAGATATTACCTCGATGTTTTTGAAGGTAATGTTTTGCTTATAGTACCTACAACATCATTGGTAGAGCAAATGTATTCTGATTTCGGAGACTATTCTTCTAAGGATAGTTGGTCTCATGCAGATAATTGCCATAGAATATATTCAGGTAGAGAGAAGCATGATGTAAATCAGAGAGTTATTATATCAACATGGCAATCTGTTTATAAATTACCACAATCTTGGTTTGCCGGGTTTGGGATGGTGATAGGAGATGAAGCACATAATTTTAAAGCTAAGTCGTTAACGAGTATATTAGAGAAATGTACTGAAGCAAAATATCGTATTGGTACTACTGGAACATTGGACGGAACTCAAACTCATCAGCTTGTATTGGAAGGATTATTTGGTCCAGTATATCAAGTGACAACTACAAAAGAATTAATGGATAATGACGATTTAAGTCAATTAGATATAAATATACTTATATTAAAATATAAAGAAGAATACTGTAAGCAGATAGTTAAAGAGAAATATCAACAAGAACTAGATTTTATTGTAAGGTATGAACCAAGAAATACCTTTATAAGTAATTTAGCTTTAGACCAAAAAGGAAATACATTGATACTCTTTAATTATGTGGATAAACATGGCAAACCTTTACATTCAATGTTGCAGGATAAAATGCCAGAAAAAAGAAAGCTATTTTACGTATCTGGAGAAACCGATGTCGATACAAGAGAGTCAGTCCGTGAGATTACCGAGAAAGAGAAAGATGCGATTATTGTCGCAAGTATTGGGACTTTTTCTACTGGGATTAATATACGTAATCTTCATAATATTATATTTGCCTCTCCAAGCAAGAGTCAAATTAGAGTCCTACAATCAATCGGGAGAGGATTAAGGAAGAGTGAAGATGGTCAAGATACAAAGATATATGATATAGCAGATGACTTACACTGGAAAAATCAAAAGAACTATACCCTACAACATGCAGCTGAAAGAATTAAAATATATTCTAAAGAGCGATTTAACTACAAAATGTTTGATATAAATATATAATATGGAAGGATTAAATATAAGACACTTCAAATTAATGAATGGCGAAGAGATTATCGGTCTTGTCGCTATTAAGAATGATGATAACTTTATCATTGAAAGACCAGTTAAACTCAATCCAAGTGTGTTGGGTGGTATACAATTTGTAGCATGGTTTCCTTTCAGCGAAGCAAAACAATTTAAAGTTTTTAAGAATAATATAATACAGCATGTACCTATAGCAGAGACTATAAAAGATACGTATGTAAACTTTGCTCTTAAAATGGATAATCCGATTCAAACGGTTCAGACCAAAACAGACCAAGAGCTCTTACAAGAGTACGAGTCTCGTCTTGCAACTGGTACTGACTTATATGATGAGGAACCACTCAATGAGCTGGATAAGAAGAGAACACTACATTAATATAGTATCCTCTACCGCTCCGGGTGTTAATATATTATACCATAAAAACAGGCAAATGTAAAGGACTTTTTCACAAAAAAGTGAAATAAATTTAATTAAATTATTCCTTTACTTTTACGCCAAAATGTGGTATAATAGTATATTATGGAGAAAATATTATGACTAAGGTCAAACCAAAAGATAAACCACATTACGTTAACAATAGAGAATTCTCTGAAGCCGTTATGGATTATGCAGTAGAAGCTCATGCACGCAGAAAGGCTAATAAAAAAGTTCCTACTGTTCCTGATTACATTGCAAAATGTTTCATTAGAATATCAGAAGGACTGTCTCACAGACCGAACTTCGTTCGGTACACTTATAGAGAAGAAATGGTTATGGATGCCGTTGAAAATTGCTTAAGAGCAATAGGAAACTATAACATTGAAACTGCTACAAGAACAGGTAAACCTAACGCATTTTCATACTTCACTCAAATATGTTATTTTGCTTTTATACGTAGAATAACTAAAGAAAAGAAACAACAAGATATCAAATTTAAATTCATTGAGAAAATGGGTATTGAAGATTTTGTTCAAATGGGTATGGACAATGAAGGCGCTGAACAAACAATGGCTTATGTTGATACATTAAGACAAAGGATTGGTACTATACGTACTAAAGATGAAGCTATTAAGAAATTTGCAAAAGAGGAGAAGAAGCGAGAGAAAGAAAAACTTGAGCTGTTTATGTAATGAAAAAAGTAAGTACACAACAAAATCAAAGACACATTCGTGTTATGAAAAAAAGAATTAGAAAGACTGCTCTTAGAAAAGAACGAAGAGATAACGTAATGGCTCAAATGCTATTAATCAAACAGTCACACAAAAGAATTGCAAGAGCTCAAAGAAAAATGAGTAAACTCGCAAAACAAGTGGCAGCATCTAGAGCAACATGAAGGTAGCAATATTGAATGACACTCATTGCGGTGTTAGGAATAGCAGTGATATTTTTTTACAATATCAAGAACGCTTTTATGAAGAGGTATTTTTTCCTTATCTAAAAGAACATAACATTAAGAACATATTACACTTAGGAGACTATTATGAACATCGTAAGTTTGTCAACTTTAAAGCTTTTAATCAAAATCGTAAACATTTTCTAGAACCTTTACGTGATGCTGGAATTACTATGGATATCATTCCTGGTAATCATGATGTTTATTTTAAGAATACTAATGAGTTATGTTCACTTAAAGAACTCTTAGGTTATTTTACTTCTAATGTAAATATTGTAATGAAGCCAACTGTTCTTGATTACGATGGACTTGGAGTTGCAGTTATACCTTGGATTAATAACGCAAACTATCAAGAATATACTAAATGGGCTATGCAATGCAAAGCTCCAATATTAGGAGCTCATTTGGAATTGAAAGGATTCGACATGATGGCAGGGATGCCTAATCCACATGGAATGAGTGCTGATGTATTTTCAAGATTTGAAATGGTTTTATCAGGTCATTTCCATACTAAATCAAGCCAGGGAAATGTGACTTATCTTGGTTCTCAAATGGAATTTACCTGGGCTGATGTAGATGACCCTAAGTACTTTCATATCCTTGATACTGAAACAAGAGAAATCGAAGCTGTAAGAAATCCAATAACCATATTCAAAAAGGTTATATACGACGACTTAAAAACTGATTATGACAAAATAGATGTCAGTCAGTTTGAGAAACATTTTATTAAGCTGATTGTTATAAATAAAAATGACTTGTATATGTTTGATAAGTTTGTTGATAGATTACAAAACATTGAAACATATGAATTAAAGATTGCTGAATCTTTTGAAGAGTATCTGGGAGAAAGCGTACAAGACGAGAAAATATCCCTTGAAGATACGAATGAACTTCTAGATTCTTATGTTGAAGCTGTAGATACCGACTTAGATAAAGAACATATCAAAGTTGAATTAAGAAAGCTATATACAGAAGCACAAAACCTCGAGGTAGTATGATACATTTTAAATCATGTGAGTGGAAGAATTTTCTATCCACTGGAAGTGACCCAATAAAAATACAATTAGATAGAACACCATCAACATTAATCATTGGCCAAAATGGCGCAGGCAAATCTACTTTATTAGATGCTTTATCGTTTGGCTTATTTGGTAAACCTCATAGAGATATAAAGAAAGACCAAATGATTAATAGTATCAATAAAAAAGGTACTATCGTTACAGTTGAAATGACAATAGGAAGTCATGACTTTAAGATTGTAAGAGGTATAAAACCAGGGAAGTTCGAAATATATCAAAATGGTAATCTTATAAACCAGGCTTCAAATGCAAGAGATTATCAAAAGTTCTTAGAACAAAATATCCTAAAGCTAAATCATAAATCATTTCACCAGGTAGTTGTACTTGGTTCATCTTCTTTTATACCATTTATGCAATTACCAGTTTGGTCTCGAAGAAATATTATTGAAGACCTACTAGATATCAACATCTTTTCTAAGATGAATATGCTATTAAAAGAAAGAAACTCTAAGATAAAAGAAGAACTTACTGATATTAACCATCAAATAGATATTTTCAAGACTAAGATGGATTCACAAAGTAAGTATATCAAAGATTTACAAGAACTAAATGACGACCAAATTCAAAACAAAAGAGAATCGATTAATACTCATAAAGAAGATATTAACAAATTGTTTGATGAAAGTAAAGAGCTTGGAAAGAATCTTACAGTTGCTATATCAACAGAAGAAAAACATAGTACAGAAATCGTAAAGAAAATGTCTCAACTAGATTCTTATGACATGTCATTTAATGATAAGATAAAAGGATTAGTAGATGAAAGTAGATTCTATGAAGACAATGATAACTGTCCAACATGCGACCAAGCTATAGATGAACAACTTAAAACAGAAAAGATTGAATCAGTTAAACTTAAGGCAAAGGAAATACAAACAGCAAAGGGCGACTTATCAAAAAGTATTGCTGAACTAAAATCAGAACAACAAGAAGTATCAAATAGTCTTAATGCTCTTCGCCAAAGACAACAGAAGATTAATAGTAATAATGATGCTATAGCTCTTCTTCAAAAAGAAGTTAACAAAGTCCAAAAAGAAATCGACAATCTTCAAGGTCAAACTGGAGATGTTTCGAAAGCTAAAAAAGATTTAACTGATTTAAGAAAGAATAAAGATAAGTCGACTGAAAAGAAATTAGAGTATGTAGAAGAAAGAACCTATAATGAAGTTATTGGTGAAATGCTAAAAGACACTGGTATCAAGACTAAAGTTATTAAGCAATATTTACCAGTGATGAACAGGTTGATTAATCAGTATTTACAGATACTTGACTTCTTTGTATCGTTCCATTTAGATGAAAACTTTAATGAAACAATTAGGTCAAGGCATCGTGATTCATTTAATTATGCTTCATTCAGTGAAGGAGAGAAACAAAGAATCGATTTAGCTCTTCTCTTTACATGGAGACAAATTGCTAAAATGAAAAATAGTGCTGCATCAAATCTACTGATATTGGATGAAACGTTTGATTCAAGTTTAGATTTAGATGGTGTTGATAATCTTACAAAGATACTCGATACTCTCGATGATGGAAGCAATGTGTTTATTATATCTCACAAAGGCGATGTACTCGAAAACAAATTTAGAAGTAAAATAGAGTTCTTTAAAGAAAGAAATTTCTCAAAAATCAAGTGAGGGGCTATAGCTCAGTTGGGAGAGCGCCTGGTTTGCAACCAGGAGGTCGTGGGTTCGATTCCCTCTAGCTCCACCACATGTGAAAATAATTAGCACTCTTATCACCTTTTAAAAATTATTTTCAAAAAAATCGTTTACATTTGCGCTGAACTATGGTATAATATACATATATTCAGGATAAGGAAACCTATGATTAAACACAAAAGCACCCTCGCGAAACTAATGGCTAGAGAAAATATTACTGTGCAATATGGTAATTATCAAACAGCTTGGTTCGATATTAAAAATAGAACACTTGGATTACCTATGTGGAAAGACATGGGTAAAGACGTATCTGATTTATTAATTGGACACGAAGTAGGACATGCACTCTTTACACCTTTCGAAGGTTGGCATGATAGTCCTGAAAAGCTAGAAGGCTGTCCTCGTTCGTATATTAATGTTGTTGAAGATGCTCGTATCGAAAGACATATAAAAGAAGCATACGTTGGTTTAGTTGGTCCTATGCAAAGAGGATATAAAAAATTATTTGATGATGGTTTCTTCGGTGATACTCAGTCCCTCGAGTGGGATAAAGTAAAGTTGATTGATAAAATCAATTTGAATGCTAAAGTAGGCAATCTGATTAATGTACCTTTTTCTGATGAAGAGCAGGTGTATATGGATAGAGCTATGAAAACAGTAACGTTTGAAGACGTAACTAATCTTGTAAGAGACATATTGCAATATACTAAAGATAACCAAGAAGAGTTATTAAATCCGCCTGAGCCTGAAATTGCTGATTTACCAGAAGAAGGTGAAGAAGAAAAACAAGAGCAACAGCCTCAAATGGGCCATGACGATATGGAAAAATCAGAAGAAGAGGAAGCTCAAGCAGAATCAAAACAAAGAGGCGATGATTCAAAACAACTAACTGAAGATAAAGAAGTTGAAGAAAACACAGAAGCTGAAAGTAAAGGAAATGTTGAAGAAGATGTATCTGAAACTGATGAAACATTCAGAAGAAAAGAACATACTCTTTTAGATGTTGACGAAAATGGTGAGCAAATTTTAATTGGTAATGAATTTAGAAAAGAAATTGCTGACAAGATTGTTATACCATACAAACAATTAGCAAAGGAAAGAAAAGAAAAAATTGCTGAAAACATTGACTGGTTAAATACTGTTAATGTCAATAATTATTACGAAGCTGAAGCTTTAACTTATGACGAAATTAGAGATAATTTCAAACAATATATTAAAGGTGTTAAAAAGAATGTCAACTTTGCAGTTAAAGAATTTGAAATGAGAAAAGCTGGTTACAGATACTCAAGAGCTCAAACAGCGAAAACAGGTTCTATAGACGTTAATAGATTATGGTCTTATAAAACTAATGAAGATATATTTGCTCGAGTTACTAGATTAGCTGATGCTAAAAATCATGGTATGTTTATGCTAATCGATTTTTCAGGTTCTATGAATGATATTATGGGAGATGTTTTAGAGCAACTTATTCATCTAGTTGTTTTCTGTAAAACAGTTAACATACCATTCGATGTTTATGGATTTACTAATCAAAATGTACAGCTTGGTGGCGGTTGGAATGCTGATAGAAAGCTTAACCCAATGGATTCAGAAATTGACCATTGTGGAATATCTCTTCCTCAGCTTATCGCTTCAACTCTTAAAAAGAAAGACTATGAAGAAGCATTAGAATTCTTATACATAAGAAAAGAACTTTGCCAAGATAATTATACTCATAGAGAAAGATGTGTTATGAGTAAAAACGAAGATTATGGTTCTACCCCTCTAAATGAAGCTCTAATACACAGCCATAAGATGATTGATAGTTTCAAAAGGGATAACAATATTGACAATATGAACCTTGTCGTGATATCTGATGGTGATGCAAATGGCTTAAGAATTGCTAAAGATTATGAATTAGAAGTAAAAAGAACTAAATACGATAGTAGATGGGGCGGTGCTGTTATAAACATAATGGGCAAAAACGTTCAACTAAAAGATACTAGAAAAAAAGCTACTCTTGGTCTTTTAGAAAATTTACAAAAGCGATTTGGTCTTACAACAATAGGATTCTTTCTTGCTGATAATAGCCACAATTTTAAATACAAAATTGCAGATTGCGATACTGCAGCTGACATGTGGGGAGATGGCATGAAACAATATAACAGAGAGTATTCAAAAAACAAATGTGTTACGTTTAAAGACGAGCTTGGATACAATGAACTTTATATTGTTAAGTCATGGAAGAATGCATTAAACACTGATGCAAACGATTTTACACCTGATACAACTGCAACTAAAGGGCAATTAACATCAGCATTTAAAAAATACAGTAAGTCTAAAAAACTTAATAAAACATTATTAACCAACTTTGGTAGAGCTGTCGCAGAATGAACAACACTATTCTGCTAATTATTTCACCTAAAAGTGAAAATAAACCTTTACATTTACAAAGAACTATGGTATAATATACATATACAAATTGATAAGGAAACAATATTATGAAAAACTTGAAAAAATCCAGCGAAATTATTCTAAAAGAGCTTGCTACCAGATATCCTGATACAACTCAGTTTAGAAAAAATATCATAGTCGAGATTGGAAAATCTTTCGGCTACACCGGTAAAGATTGGGACCCAATGATGACTAAAAATAACAGAGTCAAAATTGGTACTTATGACTTAGCCGGTCTCATTGAACCATTAAGAGAAACAATGGTTTCAAACACAGTGGTTCAAATGCCACAAGCTGCAGCTCAAATGCAGTCAATTGTTAACGAAGAAAAAACTTTCGCTAAAACAGATAACTCATTCGTACCTTGGGGAGCATTTACTGACATCGTAAAGATTGTTAAGTCGAATATGTTTTACCCTACATACATCAGTGGTCTTTCAGGGAATGGAAAGACTTTCATGGTTGAACAAGCTTGCGCTAAAGTAGGCAAAGAATTCATAAGAGTTCAAATCAATCCTGAAACTGATGAAGATGACTTATTGGGTGGATTCAGACTTATTAATGGAGAAACCGTATTTTCGAAAGGACCAGTTCTTAAAGCTATGGAAAATGGCGCAATCCTTTTACTTGATGAGATTGATAGAGCTACAAATAAAATTATGTGCTTACAAGGAATCCTTGAAGGTAAACCAGTACTTGTTAAAAAGACTGGAGAAATTGTTGAGCCTGCTAATGGATTTAATGTTATAGCAACTGCAAATACAAAAGGTAAAGGTTCAGAAGATGGAAGGTTCACAGCAGCCTCAATCATCGATGATGCTTTCCTTGAAAGGTTTACAATATCAGTTGACCAACAGTTCCCATCTCTCAACATAGAGAAAAAGATTGTACTCAAACACATGGAGAAATTCAATTGTATGGATGAAGACTTTGCTGAAAAGCTAGTCCTTTGGGCTGATATTATCAGAAAAACATTTTATGATGATGGTGTCGATGAAGTTATTTCAACAAGAAGGCTATGTCATATTATTCAAACATTCTCAATCTTTGAGAAAAGAGACAAAGCAATTGACTTATGTATCTCAAGGTTTGACTCTGATACTAAAGAAGCTTTCCTTGATCTTTATACAAAGGTTGACGCTGATGAGATTGTAACGCCTGAAGATTCAGAAGATGAGGTAGTCTAATGACACCACAAATTTTACTCGATATGGCTCAATTTTTAAAAGAGTCTCCTATTGACATTGCTGATAGTGTAGAAGGTGAAGGCCGTGGAGGTTCACTCATTGACGAAGGTACTGTCAAACGTATTCTCAAGGAAAAATTTCCAGGTCGAATCAAAGATATGCTAGCACGTCGATTCGCTGATATCATAGTTATTGATGATATAATAGGAGAAATGCCTGTAAATATTAAGACATCTATTGGTGGTATTGATAATGGTACTTCCAAGCTTGGGTTTCTTTTTTCTTTTACTGATATATCTTATGATGAACTACCAAGAAGCATTAATAATAAAAAGTTTATGGAATTAATCAAAGACCACAGAGCTGATATTCCAACGAAAGACTATTGGTATCTTTGCATTGATAAGAAAAATCCAAGTAATGTATTAGTTCGTGGATGTAAACAAATTTCTAATTGGGTTGAAAATGCGAACCCAGCAAACCTGCTTCAAATTAACTGGAAAAAAGAAAAAAATAGCAATCCAGTTATGCGCACATATGATGAAGCTTATGATGTAATTATTAATGGTATTGGTCGATGTTATAAAAAGTTTAATGATAATCAACCAAAAGAATGGAAGATATAATGTTTAGTAAAAAGAAAGAAACAATAGACTATAAGTTTAACGAAGGAGCTCTTATTGAAGAGCTCCAGAATTATATTGACAAAACCTATGGTGGTCATTATTCAAAGAATCAGTTTCAATCAACTGAATTCATAATTGATTGTGGTCATGGCATGGGTTTTGCATTAGGAAACGTACTTAAGTACGCGCAAAGGTATGGTAAAAAAGAAGGTCATAACAGAGCAGACCTTCTTAAAATTTTACATTATACTATAATCGCTCTGAATTGCCATGACAAAAATGAAAAATAATCGTTTACTTTTCATTGAAAGTATGGTATAATAGTTATATTATGGAGAAAATATGAACTTATCAAATGACACCTTGAATGTGTTAAAAAACTTCGCAACAATAAATCCAAATATTGTATTCAAACCAGGACAAAAGCTGAAGACTATTTCAGAGTCTAAAACTATTCTAGCATCAGCTGAAATAGTAGAAGACTTTCCTAAAGAGTTCGGAGTCTATGACTTAAACGAATTCTTATCAGTCTTAAGCCTTATTGATACTCCTAATTTAGAGTTTGAAGATAAAGCAGTATTGATTACAGGCAGTGGACAAAAGATAAGATATTTCTTTTCTGAAAGCGATATCCTAACCACTCCTCAAAAAGATATTCAGATGCCAGAACCAGAAGTTGGAGTTAATATCGAAGAAGATAAACTAAATCAGATTCGTAAAGCTGCTGCTGTTCTTGGTCATACTGAACTAGCAATCACAGGTAATTCTGGAGTTATTACAGCCTCTGTACTCGATACAAGAGACTCGACTTCAAACTTATTTGAGATTGAACTAGATAAAGACAACTCATGTAAAAATGAGTTTAACTTCGTGGTAAGTATACCCAACTTGAAATTGCTACCAGGCGATTACTTTGTAAGCATAAGCTCAAAGCTAATCTCTAACTGGACTAATAGTAATTATCCTGTTGATTATTTTATCGCTCTTGAGAAAAACTCAAGCTACAATGTATAAATATATTGTAGGAATGGAAGATGCCGCATGGGGCGGGTCTTCTTATTTTCGTAACTATGCATAGGAGAAAATTATGTCAGAAGAAGTGAATAACGAAACGGCTGAAACAACTGAAGAAGCAGTTCAATTGTCTTTACAAGACATCGCTACTATGGTTCAAATAATTGATATTTGTTCCAAGAGAGGTGGATTCGAAGGACCTGAACTTGAAGCTGTTGGTAGTCTAAGGACTAGAACAGTAGCATTTCTAAATGCCGCTTCAAAAGGTAATGAAACACCAGAAGGTCAAGTACCTGAAGTTGTTGATACACCTGCTGAAGATTCAGTCGAAGGTTAATACACGAGGGGTGAAAGTCCCCTCAAATTTAATTATAGGATATATTATGAACAACAATGAAAAAGCCAAACTGCTCGAGGCTTTACAAAAAGGGCAAGTCACAGTCACATTTAAAAAAATAGATACAGGCGAAATAAGAGTTATGCCTTGTACTCTAAATCCAGATATGCTAAAAGCAAATGGAATTAAAACAGAAATCAATTATACAGCTAACTCAATGGAGGCATTTCCAGTTTGGTCATTAGACAAAAACGCATGGAGGTCTTTTAGGTTAGATACTGTAGAAGGTTGGGAGGTACTATAATGGAAGAGTTCCTATGGGTAGAAAAATATCGCCCAAGAAAAGTAGAGGAATGTGTACTATCACTAGACCTTAAAAAGATATTTCAAAATGTTTTAGACAAAGGCGAACTTCAAAATATGATGTTCACTGGTACTGCTGGTACAGGAAAGACCACAGTAGCCAGAGCACTTTGCAATGAGTTAGACTTAGATTATATAATCATTAATGGTTCAGAAGAATCAGGTATTGATACTCTAAGAAACAAAATCAAACAATTCGCTTCGTCCGTTTCCTTATCAGGCGGCCTCAAAGTCGTCATCTTGGACGAAGCGGATTACCTTAATCCACAATCAACTCAACCAGCTTTGCGTGGATTTATCGAAGAGTTTTCAGCAAACTGTAGATTTATACTTACTTGTAATTTCAAGAATCGTATAATAGAACCATTACATTCAAGAACCAGCGTTATCGAATTTGCGATGCCAAAGAAAGAGAAAGAAGCTCTTGCTGGTCAGTTTATGCAAAGGGTTCAACAAATCTTATCTGTAGAAAGTATCAACTCAGAACCAGCAGTTATTGCTGAACTGATAATGAAATACTTTCCAGATTTCAGAAGAACACTTAATGAGCTACAACGATACTCAAACTTTGGTAAAATCGATAGTGGTATATTAGTTGGACATAAAGATGTCGCAATAGCAGATTTGATGGAGCATCTTAAACTTAAAAACTTTAAACTCATGAGACAATGGGTAGCTGATAATATCGACGTAGAACCAGCTTCAATGTTTCGTAAAGTATACGATAACATGAATGAATACGTAGAGCCTCAATCAATACCGCAATTGGTACTTATTCTGGCTGATTATCAATATAAAAACAGTTTTGTTGCAGACCATGAATTGAATATGGTTGCATGTTTAACTGAAGTAATGGCAGGAGTAAAATTTAAATGAAGACATTTAACAACATACCATTTGGTGGTAAAATAATAGAAGAAGAAACAACACTAAATAAGTGGGATATAGTAATAGTACATTATGAAGGATTTACAGAAAAGAAGTATAGAGCTGTAAAGTATAATGACCAAAAGGTTATCATATCCGAAAGAACTTTTAATACAAAAGAAATGGCAGAAGCTTATATTGCACAACAATCATGAGTCCATTCGATTACTTAAAAGCAATTAATGAAACCAAGAAAGATATCATGGTTGATGACATTGCTGAGAAAGAATACAATCCTTTCATTATAAATCGTG